AGCGTCTACGAAGCCACTGAGCTCTCTGTGTCCCATGCCATCGCTTCCGGCGCTTTAGACGCCAATCTGAGCGCTGGCCCTGTTGCCGCCGTCCTTGCCCTGGCCCGAAAGATTGACGGTTGGGATGACGTGGTCGAGGCAGCGATGGAAGGCCGCGAGGATGGCGCGAAGCTCCCGATCCCCTTGCACGACAATACGTCGATCCCGACGTATCTGAGGTACTGCGAGGCGCTGCAACTCACGCCTTCCAAGATGCCGGCTAAGGCCGCTGCGGAGGTAGACCCCATTGACGAACTCAAGCGGAAGCGGGCGGGGCGAGCGCAGGCTGGGTAAGACTGAGCCGCGTTTGTGGACACGACCGCTCCGGCCTTTGACGCCGGAGACGTCGTTGGGATTTGAGGCTATCGACGCGGCGAAGATCGCAGGCCGCAGTCTTCATCCGTGGCAGGAATGGTTCTTGATCCATTCGCTGGAGCTCGCGTTGGGCTCAGTTTCGAGCGATGCGTTTCCGGTGTTGCGGTTCAAGACTGTCCTGTTGCTGGTGAGCCGGCAGAACGGGAAGAGCTTCATCATGTCGACTCGTCTGCTGTGGCGGATGATGATGTGGGATGGGCCGGAGGCTGAGCCGCCGCTGATCCTGGGCGCCGCGCACAAGCTGAACGCGGCCGAGGAAATCCTTGACCTGTCGACGAAGGCGCTGCAGCGTTCGCCGGCCCGCAAGTACATCGCGCACAAGTCGAACGTCAACGGCAACAAGTACCTCGAACTGGCGAACGGTTCCCGGTACAAGTGCGAGGCCGCGTCGGATGACGGCGGCCGTGGCTTGTCGGTAACGGATCTCGCTTTCGATGAGCTCCGGCAGCAGCGCGACTGGGAGTCGTGGTCGGCGCTGACGAACACGACTAATGCCCGCTTCTCCTCCCAGGTGCTCGCCGTGTCCAATGCCGGCACCGCTAAGTCTGATGTCCTCCGCGGTCTCCGCAAGCAGGGCCTCGCCCGCATGGCGGACTGGGAGCAGTACGTCGATGGCGGCATTCAGTCCATCGAAGAGTTTGCGAACTCGCACGACACGACGATGGGCCTGTTTGAGTGGTCCGCGCCGGATGACTGCGGGATCTGGGACCGCGATGGGTGGGCTCAGGCTAACCCGTCCATGGGCTACGAGGATGAGCATGGCATCGCGTATGTGACCGAGGAAATGCTGGCGTCTAAGGCGGCTCTGGTGGGCGTCGGCGGCGCTGAGGGCGTCCCGGAGCATGTCTTCCGTACCGAGAATCTGTGCCAGTGGGTCACGATCGATGCCGAGTCGCCGTTCGGCGCCGGCGTTTGGGACTCCCGGCACGACGCCGAGTCGGAGATCGCCAAGGGTTCGCCGATGGTCCTGTCCGTTGACGTGTCCGCCAATCGTGAGATGTCTTATTTCGCGGTCGCTGGCTGGCGTGCTGACGGTTCCGCGCATGTCGAGGTCATCACGCAGCGCGCCGGCACTGAATGGGTGGTCCCGACGCTGGTGGCTAAGTTCCCGACGATCGGGGCGGAGACCATCGTTGTCCAGGGTAAGGGCGCTCCGGTGTCCGCGCTGATTGAGCATATGCTTACCGCCGGCCTGCCGGTGATGGAGTGCGGCGGCTCTGACCTCGGCGCGGCCATGGGCGCGTTTTATGACGCTGTCCGCAACGGCAATGTCTTCCACCTGGCCCAGCCCGTCCTCGATGTCGCCGCAGCGGTGGCCGTGACCAAACAGTTGGGGGATGTGTTCGTGCTGAACCGCTCCAAGTCCCCGGCTGACGTCGCGCCTTTGATCGCCGCCGAGCAGGCCTACTGGGGTCTGACCGTCCTTGCCTCCCGGGCGGGCAAGCCAAAAACAAGTTCTTACGAAACGAGAGGCATGGTGGTTGTCTAAATGGGCGTCCTTGACCTCTTCCGCCGTTCATCCATCATCTACCAGGCTGTCGATGTTAGTTCGACGAGCCCGTCTGCCGCTGAGGTTATCGAGGCGCTCCGCAAGGTGACTGGCATGGCGCCGGCTCAGTTGTGGGAGACGCAGCATAACGTCCGCACTGTGGTTGACTTCCTGGCCCGCAATATCGGCCAGCTTGGGCTTCCGACGTATCAGCGCGTTTCGGACACTGACCGGCAGCGGCTCACGGATTCCCCGGTTGCGAAGCTGCTGGCGAACCCTAACCCGGCGATGACGGGCTATGACTTGAAGGTCGCTCTGGTTTCGGATCTCGCTTTGAACGATGAGGCGTGGTGGCTGATTGCGCAGACGTCGACTGGTTGGCAGTTGCGTCCGCTGGCTGTGGATCTCGTGACGATCGTTTCGGGGTCCGAGATAGATGGCGATCTGGTCATCAATTATATGCCGGATGTGACGAAGCCGCCGATCCGCATTGAAGGCAAGAATCTCCTCCACTTCAAGAACTGGAATCCGTACTACACGGATTATGGTTCGCCCGTGGTGGCCACGCTAAAGGAGACGCTGGCAGAGCAGATCGCGGCGCAGCAGTTCCGCACCGGGATTTGGAAGAACGGCGGCCAGATCGGCTCCTACATTGCCCGCCCGAAGGACGCGCCCGCGTGGTCCGATGAGGGCAGCAAGCGCTTCAAAGAGGACATGAAAGCCTACAAGGCGAAGGGCGCGAACGTCGGCGGGATGCCGGTCCTTGAGGATGGCATGACCATCAATCAGGTCCGGTTCAATGCCCGCGAGGAGCAGTGGATCGAGGCGGCGAACCTGTCGCTGGAGACCGTGGCCCGCGCCTGGCATATCAACCCGGCGATGCTCGGCGCGACTGGCGGCGTGTCCTACGCGAATGTCCGCGAGTTCCGCAAGATGCTGTATGGCGAAACGCTGGGGCCCTGGCTGAAAATGATTCAGGACCGCATCAACTCGAAGCTTGTCCCGCTGCTGGATCCGCGGCCCGGCGTTTACGTCGAGTTCAACGTGAAGGCCAAGCTGGCGGCGTCGTTCGACGAGCAGGCCGCGGCTTACTCTTCGGCTGTCGGGCGCCCGTACATGACGGCGAACGAGATCCGCGGCCTAGAGAATCTGCCGGCGCTTGATGGTGACGCCGATTCGCTGGTGACTCCGCTGAACGTCCTCGTGGGCGGGCAGTCGTCCCCGCGGGATAGCGCTCCGAAGGCGATCACGGTCCACTCGAAGGCGGGCCCGGTATCCATCAAGGGCGAGGCCGACTCGGGGTCCGAACGGACCACGGCGGCCGTCCTGTCGAAGTTCTTCAAGCGGCAGCGCGAGGCGGTCCTCGCACGGCTCAATGCGAAGGCTGACGCGCCGTGGTGGGATCAGGAGCGCTGGGACAAGGAACTCTCTGACGACCTTTACCGCCTGGCGATGTCAGTGACTGGGCAGGTAGCCGCTGATGTGCTGGCGTCGAGTGGTCTCGCACCTGACGCCTATGACGTGGCGCGGACGGAGAAGTTCCTCCGCGCCGTGGCTGACTCCCGGGCCGGGAAGATCAACTCCACGACGTTCGACCAGATCCAGGCGGCGCTCGATGACCCGGGCGACGACGGCGACGGCAACCCTACGCGCTCACCGGAGAAGGTCTTCGATGATGCCGAGGGCGGACGCGGCGACGGTATCGCTACGACGCTGCTGACGACGTTCGCCGGGTTCGCCACGATGGAGACCGCGAAGCAGAACAGCGCCAGCGCCACGAAGACATGGGTCGTCAATTCGTCCAATCCGCGCTCTGAACATGCGGCGATGGACGGCGAGACGGTCCCTGTCGGCGAGAAGTTCTCGAATGGCGCTGACTGGCCCGGCGACCCCGTTCTCGGCGCTGACGGCGTGGCCAACTGCGAGTGCAGCGTCGAAGTCTCCCTCACCTAACCCCACCTGATCCCGACGACCCTCCGGGGTCTTTTTATTGCCCAGGAGGGCACATGAAGACTAAGAATCTCTCCGCCCAAGTGAAAGCTACGGGCGGTGACGCTGGCGAGTTCGAGGCCATTGTCGCGGTGTTCGGCAACGTCGACTCCGGCGGCGACGTCATCGCTAAGGGCGCCTTCGCTGACACGCTCACCGAGTGGAAGGCGGCCGGCGATCCCATCCCCGTCGTCTGGTCCCACGACTCCAACGACCCGTTCTCCCATATCGGATCCGTCCTTGAGGCGTCCGAGACCGACACTGGCCTGCTGGTGAAGGGCCTGCTTGATCTGGAAAACCCGAAGGCCGCACAGGTCTTCAAGCTGCTCAAGGGCCGCCGGGTTACTCAGTTCTCGTTCGCCTATTCGGTGATGGACTCTGGCCCGGTTGAGGTCGACGGGATCAAGGCCACCGAGCTCCGGTCCCTCAAGCTCTACGAGGTCGGCCCGACGCTCGTCGGAATGAACCAATCCACTGAACTCCTGAGCGCCAAGTCTGACGACATTGACGCTAAGGCCGGCCGGGTCCTCTCGGCCAAAAACACGGAGGTCGTCACCACGGCGATTTCCGCCCTTGACGCGGCAAAGTCCGCGCTCAAGGCGCTGCTCGACGCAGCAACGAATGACGATGGAAAGGCCAGCCCCGGCCAGCAGGTCAAGGATGAGGAGCCGCCCGCGGCCAAGTCTGAGGAACCGCCCGCCCAGGTGCCCGCCGTAGACATCGGCTCATTGGAAACCTACCAAAAAGCCCTCTCTATGGAAGGACTTCTGTGAAAACTCTCGCAGAGCTCAAGGCGGAACTTGCTGACCTCATCAAGGCCGCCAAAGACAACACCCTGACCACCGACCAGGCCGCACGTCTGGACACCATCAAGGCCGACATCGAGTCCGCCCAGATCCGTGAGAAGTCCATCGCTGACGGCGATGCGCTGCTCGCGCAGTTCAAGGACGCCGGCGCCCCCAAGGCTCCCGAGGCTGTCGCCGCCAAGTCGCTCGGCGAGTATTTCGTCAAGTCCACTGGCGCCGACCTGGCGGGCAAGCGCGGATCGCGGCTGACCGTCTCCACCCCGGAGTTCAAGGCCTCTTCCGACGTGCAGGTCACCGGGACCGTCTTCGGTAACGCGCTGACCAGCGTCGACACGAACATCCTGACCGGTGTTCGCCGGCGCCTGACCATCGAGGATCTGCTCGGCTCGGAAGCGATTTCCGGTACCGCGCTGACTTACTTTGTGGAGTCCGCCCTCGTTGAAGGCGCCTTCGGCCTCGTTGCGGAGAACGGCCAGAAGCCGCAGCTCCACTTCGGCGATCCGACCGCCGTCACCGAGGCGCTGTCCAAGGTTGCCGGGTTCATCAAGGAATCCGACGAACTGGTCGAAGACCTGCCGTTCCTCAAGACGGCCATCGACGGCCGCCTGCTGTACCAGCTCAACCTCTTCATCGAGGATCAGCTCCTCAACGGCTCCGGTTCCGCCGGCAACCTCCGCGGCCTCCTGAACCGTGTCGGTATCCAGACCGAAGTTCGCGGCTCCACCGCCGCGGGCGACAACGCCCAGGACACCATCTTCCGCGCCATCACGAAGGTCGAAACCGGATCCGGTCTGACCGCTGACGGCATCGTGATCAGCCCGGCTGATTACCAGACGCTGCGGCTGTCCAAGGATGCCAATGGCCAGTATTTCGGCGGCGGATTCTTCGCCGGCCAGTACGGCAACGGCAACATCCAGGAGAAGCCCCCGCTGTGGGGTCTCCAGACCGTCGTTACCCCGGCGATCGCCGCGGGCACTGTGCTCGTGGGCGCGTTCGGTCAGGCCGGTTCGGTCGTTTCCAAGGGCGGCGTCCGCGTCGAGGCCACGAACACCGAAGGCAACGACTTCACGAACAACCGCATCACGGTTCGTGCCGAGCGCCGCCTGGCGCTGGCTGTCCGTCGTCCGGCTGGCTTCGTGAAGACCACGATCACGCCTGTCGCGTAACGGTTCGATCTGATTGTGCGGGCGCCGGCTAACCCCGGCGCCCGCACCTTCCCCGGAAGGCATCCCCATGGCTTTGAAGAATTACGAATACAACGGCGCTACCTACCAGTTCGACGACTCCGACGTGCCGGACGGCGCTGTCGAGGTCAAGGGTGAGAAGCCCGCCAATAAGTCAGTGACACCCAAGAACAAGGCGGTAGACGATGGAGATCCCAAGCCTGCTGTCGACCGCAAACGCTGACCCGGCGCAGGATCTCGCGGCGGCTGAGGCTGCGGTACGGAAGTATTGCGGCTGGCATATCGCGCCGGTCATCACGCAGGACCTAGTCCTCGACGGTTCCGGGACCGCGTCACTGTTCATCAAGTCGCTCCGCGTTGTGGACATCACGGCCGCGGAGTGCGACGGCGTGACGTTGGATCCGGCCACGCTGGAATGGTCCGAGGCTGGGTTCGTCCGGGCGTCCTGCCGCTGGCCTGACAAGCTCCGCGCCGTGAAGCTCACCGTCCGCCATGGCTTCGATGAGGCGCCCGACGTCGTCGCCATTGTCCGCGCCATCGCGGCCCGCGCTTCCGCTTCGCCGACTGGCGTTGTTCGGGAGCAGGCCGGCGCTGTTTCTTTGTCGATGTCTCTGACGGCGCCCGGCGTCTCCGGCGGCGTGGTCCTCATGGACCATGAGCGCCGAATGCTGGACAACTACCGAATCGGGGGGGCGCTCTAGTGCCGATCGTGAGCTTCGCTACCGAAACCCTCATCCGCCTCCGGGCGCCGCTGGTCAAGGATCACGGTTCGGATGTTGCGGACTGGGACAACGCGCCCGAGGTCCCGCTGGCTGGCTGGTCTTTGCAGCCTGGCGCGTCCGCCGAGGACTTGCAGAACCGTCAGGCAGTGCAGGTCGCTTGGACGGCTTATGGGCCCTACGACGCGGACGTGAGCGCGACGGACAAGATCCGTTTGCCGTCCGGGGATTACAGCGTGATCGGGGAACCGGAGCGCTGGAAATCACCGACCGGCCGGGTCTCATCCACGAAGTTGCTGCTCCAGCGGTGGTCCGACCGTGGCTAGCAAGGTACGCATCGACATCAACTCCGCCGGCATTCTGGCGCTTCTGCAGTCCGGCGGGGTACAAGCGCTTTTGCTGGCGAAGGCTGAGCGGATCGCGGCGGCGGCTGGTGAAGGCATGGAGGCGTCTGTCCGGGTCGGTAAGACCCGCGCACGCGCCTCGGTCATCACCGCCACGAGCCACGCCCGCAAGGCCGAGGCCGTCGACCGGGCACTGACGAAGGCTATCGACGCAGGCAGGGGGTAGCGCATGGCCCAGACCTTGGCATTCCCTGACATCGAGGATCTGCTCTGCACTCACCTGACGGCGGTACTCGGCGTCCCGGTGGGCACCCGTGCGGCTACGTCGTCCGCATTCGTCCGCGTGTTGCGCACTGGCGGCCCGGCGCCGACGCGGGTCACTGACAGCCCGCAGGTGACCGTCGAGGCGTACAGCGCCCGCGAGACCGCCGCGCTTGCCCTATTGGGCAGGGCCCGCCGCGCACTGGCAGACCTGCCCGGAACTGAACTGGACGGCTGGGCAGTCAAGTCGGTCACCGAGTTCGGTGGCCCGGCGAACCTTCCAGACCCTTCATCCGAGCTTGCCCGCTACACCCTTACCGCCGTGGTCCAAATCCGCGGGAAACAACCCATCTAGGAGCACTAGTGAAGATCACTCTCGCCCGGGAATGGACTGACGCCGCCGGCAAGTCCCACAAACCGGACACCACCCTGACCGTTCCGGAACTTACCGGACGTGAACTGATCCTCCTCGGCGCCGCTCGTGCCGCGGACACTGAGAAGGAGAACGCCAAATGACCAAGAACCTCGCCAACATCCGGATTTACGGTGACCAGGACAGCGTCGTCTACCTGGCGCCGAAGGGGACCACGCTGCCCGTCGATCTGGCCGCACCCGCCGCCGCGTTCCAGGATCTCGGCTGGCTCAGTGAGGACGGCGTCGACATCACCCGCGAGTCGTCCTCGACTGACTTCACGGCGTGGCAGGGCGGCACGATTGTCCGCTCCAAGGTCTCCGGCGTGAAGGACACCATCAAGGTCGTCTGCCTTGAGGAGACGGCGATCGCGCTGGGGCTCCTTTACCCGGGCAGCACGTCCACCACCACGGCCGGCCTCACGAAGATCAGTGTCCCTGGCGGCGCCAACTCGAACGAGAAGGCCATGGTCGTCGACTTCATCGACGATGACGTGACGAAGCGCTACGCCATCGCCCGCGCCGAAGTTACCGGCACGGGCACGATCAGCCACAAGAACACCGACATGACCATGTACGAGTTCACGTTCACGATCTACGGCAACTTCGAAATCATCTCGAACAACCCGGCTCTCGCCTCGGCCTAACAGACTGGCGGGCGGGGTGTTTTCCGTGGTGGTTTCCCCCGCCCGCCTTACCAAATGAAACCGCCACGAAGACTCCAGGAGAAACCACCATGCCTTCCCTGCCGAAAAAGGCGCTGCTCGATCTGCGCTGCAACAAGCTCTTTATCGACGGCGAAGAGTTCCCCTGGTACATCAGCGCAGATGGCGTCGACGTATCCGGCCTCGCCGCCGACAACGAGATCCCCGGCCTGACATTCAAGATGTGGGCGGAAACCCTAGAGGTTATTCCCGCCGACGAAACCACCGCGAAGTAAGGAAACCACCATGGCATCAGCACCTAAGAAACCCCAGGACCGCCTCGCCCCCAAGGCCGAAGCCGACCTCGACGCGCAGATTGTCGAGTTCGATTACGACGGCCTGCATCTCGTCGCGGATGGTGACGCCGTCACGGGCGAGACGATGGAGGCCCTCAGCGCCGGCCATCTGCACACGTTCCTCAAGGCACTGCTCGGCCCCACCGGCTGGGACCAGATCAAAACCCTTCCCGTGCGGAAATACAAGGACATCCTCGACGCGTGGGGCGAAGCGTCTAAGGCCGCGGGAAACTCCTAAGCCTCGCGTACTTCCTCCGGGAATATCGCGGGGCGCTCCGCTCCGACTTTAGGCACTACTACGGGCTGGACCTCCGCGAGGCGCTGGGCGGCAACTTGTTCGACGCGGCGGACCTAGCGGTAAATCTGCCGCCTGGCGCCGCCGTGTGGCGTGAGCATGGAGGCCCGCTGGCTTGGACGCAGGCCGAGCACTTCGCCGCACTCCAGCTTCACGCCGCGAACGTCGCCAACTGGCAGCGCACCAAGGACGGGCAAAAGGGATCCAACCCTCCCCAGCCGGTTGAGCCGCCCAAGGGCCGCAGGGAACGGGACGCCGACACCGCACGGCTGGACGCCCGGGCCCAAGCGTTCCTCGCCCGCCAGAAAGCACGCCAACAAGCAACTGAATAGAGGTCCGCGTGTCTAACGTCGAACTGGCAACCGCCTACGTCTCCCTCGTGCCGACCATGCAGGGTGTACAGGGGAAGATCGCCGAGGCGTTTGCCCCGGCCGGCGGCGAGGCTGACAATGCGGGCAAGAAGTCCGGCGGGCTGTTCGCTGGCGGGTTCGCTGGGGCGTTGTCCGCGGCGGCTGTCGGCGTTGCCGCTGGCGCCGCTGCTGTCGGCGGCGCCGCGGTTGGCCTCTACAAGGTCGGCGCCGTCTTTGATGACGTCACGGACACGATCCGCGTCGGCACCGGGGCGACCGGCGCAGCTCTTGACGGGCTAGTCGGCATTGCCCAGCAGGTAGGCACCGAAGTCCCGACGAGCTTCGAGAAAGCCGGCTCAACGGTAACGGCGCTGAATCAGCGACTCGGGCTCTCCGGCGACACCCTCTCCACCGTCGCGCAGCAGTACATCCAGGCCGGGAACATCCTCGGCCAGGACGTCGACATCAACACGACGACGGCCGCGTTCTCTGCCTTCGGCATCGAGGGCAGCAAGGTCGAGGGCGCCATGGACTCCCTATTCAGGGTCTCCCAGGCTACCGGCGTCGGCATGAATGAACTCGCCGCGCAGGTCCAGACCAGCGCGGCCCCGCTCAAAAACCTTGGCTTCGGATTCAATGACACCGCGGCACTGGCTGGCACGCTCTCAAAGGCTGGGCTCAACACGGGCGCTGTCATGGCCTCGATGGGTAAGAGCCTTGTCACGCTCGCGAAGAATGGCGAGGAGCCGCGGGCCGCGTTCAAGCGCGTCACCGGGGAGCTCGGCGAGTTCGTCAAGAAGGGCGACACGGCCGGCGCGTTGAACCTGGCGTCGAAGGTCTTCGGCACCAAGGGGGCCTCACAGTTCGTCGGCGCGCTGCAGTCCGGGAAGATCAAGCTGGACGACCTGACCGCCTCGGCCGGGTTGTCCTCTGACACCATCCTCGGGCTCGGCAAGGAGACAGCCGACGCCGCCGAGTCTTGGCAGCTCATCAAGAACAAAGCGCTGCTCGCGCTGGAGCCGGTCGGCACGGCGGTGTTCAACCTCGCCGGCAAGGGCATGGGTTTCCTCGCTGACAATATGGATTCCGTGACCGAGAAATTCTCGGTGGCAGGTCAAGCCGCGGGCATCCTCGCCGGGGTTCTCTTCGGCGGAAAGTTCGCCGGATCAGGCGACCTCTTTAACAGCCTCGCGGACAGTGGCGTTGTCGACGTCCTGTTCAATATCCGCGAGGGTTTCATGGCCATCGCCCCGCTCGTCGGGCAGGTCTTCGGGCAGCTCGGCCCGGTGCTCGCCGGTCTGGTCCCGCAACTCCTGCAGGTATGGTCCGCGTTCTCACCGCTCCAAATGATCTTCGGGGCGCTACTGCCTGTCCTGCCGCAGATCGTCGACCTGATAGGCACCCTCGCCACGTCGCTCGGCGGGGCTCTGACTGGGGCGCTGACAGCGCTGATGCCGACGTTCCTCGAACTGTCGAACATGCTGTCTGTCACGCTCGCGGGGGTATTCGTCGCGGTAATGCCGGCAGTCCTGACAATGGTTGGGATGCTCGCCGGACTGTTCGCGCAGCTCGCGCCGGTAATCGCCCAGGTCGTCGGCGTCGTAGGGCAGCTTGTGACGCAGCTTATCGCGCAGTTGGCGCCGGTATTCCTGAATCTCATCACCACTGTTATGCCGATGGTCGTGACGATCTTCGGCGCCGTCGTTTCGGCGATCGTCCCGCTCGTGACCATGCTCGCCACGCTGCTGATTCCGATCATTCAGGCGCTCATGCCGGTAGTGGTGACCGTCTTTAGTGTGATCGCGCAGGTCATCGGTACGGCCATGCAGATCGTCATGGGCATCATCCAGGTTGTTACTGGCATCATCTCGGGGAACTGGTCGCAGGTTTGGCAGGGTATCGGGAACATTTTCGGCGGGATCTGGAACACCATCGTCGCTGTTGTCGGCGGTGCGATCCGGATCGTCGGCTCGGTAATCGGCGCTGGCATGAGTCTGGTGTTCTCGCTCGTGAGCTCAGCACTAAGCGGTGTCGGGCGGTTCTTCGCGAGCACATGGAACAACGTGACTAGCGGCGTCGGCGGGTTCATCGGCGGGCTTATCGGGTTCTTCTCCGGACTGCCCGCCAGGATCCTCGGCACACTCGGGAACCTCGGCTCGCTGCTGATCGGCGCCGGCCAAGCCCTCATCCAAGGCTTCATCGACGGCATCAAGGGCATGGTCGGGGCAATTGGTGACGCTGTCGGCGGCGTCCTCGATGTCGCTAAACAGTTCTTCCCCCACTCGCCAGCCAAGCGCGGCCCGTTCTCCGGCAGCGGCTACACGTCGTTCTCCGGGCAGGCGCTCGCCAGAGACTTCGCTGGCGGTATCACTTCTCAGAATGGCGTGGTTGCGGCTGCCGCGGCGGGCCTTATGACGTCCGCGAGCCTGTCGGGGAGCGTCGGCGTCACTTCGGCGCCTCGCAGCGATGGTCTCGCCGCGCACGGCGGCCGGGGTGACGTCATCATCAAGGGCAATGTCGGCTGGGATCCGCACGAGGTCGCAGACCGTATCGACACCAAGCGCAGGGACACATTCGCCGCGTTCGGCATTTAGGAGATCACTGTGGCGAACTTCGCTCTTGCATTGCCGTACACCCCGCCGCCCGCCCAGGTCGCTTCATGGCGTGGCGTTGGCCTGTCGTGGACAGGCTGGGATGGGTCGGAGTGGGAGCTGACGAACCCGGCGTCGGGCCTCTTTTTGAAGCCCGGCGTCCGGGGCCTGCAGATGCCCAACTTCGAGCGGCTGTCCAGCTCTGCGCCGGGCGTGCCTGGCTCACGCCACCGCGGCACGACCACGAAGGACCGCGAGGCCTTCTGGCCGATCCACCTGTACTCAGACGCGGGCTCGATGGAGTTCATGGCGAGGGACCGCGCTTTCTGGCATTCCCTCGACCCGGACCTTGAGGGCACCTGGTCGGCGGACCTGCCGGACGGGACGCGCCGGACGCTGGGGCTGCGGCTGGCCGGCACGGACGGCGAACCGGCGGACGACGCCGTGCAAGCCGGCTGGGCGAACTACGGCATCACGCTCCTGGCCGATCAACCGTACTGGCTCGGCGAGACGGTCACGAAGTCTTGGGCGCAGGGCGACATGCGGAACTTCTACATCACGCCCGCGGACCGTATCGCCTACGGCTACCCTGCCGACGCGATCTATTACCTGTCGTCGGGCGGCGAACTGGGCTCGGCCAGGTTCACGAACGACGGCGACGTCCCGACTTACCCGGTTTGGACGGTCATCGGCGCGACGACGGCGGTCTCGTTCGGCGTGGGCGGGAATGACATCATCGTCCCCTTCACGATCCCGGCGGGCTACGCGGTGCAACTGGACACGGACCCCGTCAATGGGCAAGTGCTCTGGTACGGGCAATGGGACGCGACGAACAAGGCCATTCTGTCCCCCGTGGACCGGACGGCCGAGCTTGACCCGGCGTCCGCGTTCGTCGCGATCCCCCGCGGCGAGGACCGGCCCCTGACGATCCAGATGACGGGCGGCGGCACTGTCATCGCCGAGGTTCGGAACAAGTACAATCGCGCGTGGTAATTCTGGTAGGATAAAGACGAGGCCGAAAAGTGTACCACCACTTCCCGGCCTCTGACCACCATCACTTAGGTTAGTAAGGAAGTGGCTGTTATAAATGCTATCAGGCAATGCGCCGTTCAAGATTGCTCCAAGAACGCCCGACCGGGATACCGTGAGCCGGTGTGCTCTATGCACCGAGAGCGACTTCGGCTGCACGGGTCAACGGGCGACCCGCGCCAGCGAAGGTACCGCGTGTTCGAATCCGGGTACTGGCTTGTTTATCAGCCGGACCATCCCCTCATCAATCACCATGGGTATATCGGCGAACACCGCGTGGTCTTGTATGACAAGATCGGCCCGGGCACGCATGCTTGCGCATGGTGTGGAGCCGAGATCTCATGGGAAGGCTTCCGCTGGGACGGCATAATAGTCGATCACCTGGACCGTAACCCGGAAAACAATAGCCTGGAGAACCTTGTTCCGGCATGCAATTTGTGCAACTTTCAGAGGCATAGCCAATATAAGTCGCACTGCAGGCACGGACACGAAATGACGGCCGAAAACACGCGTGTCGTCAAGGGTAAGCATCATCGTTGCCGCACATGCGAAAGAAGATATTCGCGAGAGTTCAAGGCGAGAAAGGCGGCGCGATGACCATCACCGAGTTCCTTGAAGCCCGCATCGCCGAGGACGAGTATGCGGCCAGGTTGACCTATGAGACGTCCTTCGTCGGCAGGATCGAGGGCAACGGGAGCCGCTATGACCTCGCGCAGCTCATGAATCCGTCCCGCGTCTTGGCTGAGTGCGCCGCGAAACGGGCGATCATCGCACGACATCACCCGGACAGGCATCTGGAAAATTGGTACTGGTCGCAACGGAAGTGCGCCGAATGCGGCGGTACGTGGCACAAGTGGTTGAACAATGACGTACCGACCGACATCGGCCCGGAGCAGGGCTGCTGGACACTCCGTTCCATCGCTGCCGTCTACGCCGACCACCCTGACTACCAGCAAGAGTGGCCAGTTGTAACTCAGTAGAATTTCGAACACAGAAAGGGAGGGTTCGCCTATTAGGCGGGCTCTCCCTTTTGCATGTCAGAAAGTAGGCCATAGATGACTAGCGAAATTCCGTACGAGATTTTGGTTTACTCGGGCTGGCAGTTCAAGGGCTGGGTCGGTAGGCCGCTGGACTTGAAGCCGGTCATCAGGCACAACGTCATGTCGACGGCGACGTTCACGATCGAGTCCGACCACCGCCGGGCGTCCGAGCTTATGGCACCGGGCGCCCGGGTGATGATCTACCGTCACGGCGAGTTCGAGATGTCGGGCCCGGTGCGCCTGGCGACTGGCGAGATCACCGCGGCTTCGACGCTGACCTTCACTGTCGAGGATGACTTTCGGATCCTGAATAACTGGCTGGCGTGGCCGGTCCCGGGCGGCGCGCTGACCGCCCAGAGTGTTGAGTATCGGGCGATCACGGGCCCGGCTGAGACGGTCGTGAAGACGGTCATGGCTGAGAACGCGGCCCGCCTAGGTTTCCCTCTCACGGTGGAGCCGGACCTCGGCCGCGGCGCCGTGGGCAAGTACACCTTCCGATTCCACCCCGCCTATGACCGGCTGTTCCCCGCGGTCGATCAGGCTGGCATCGGCGTCACCGTCCGGCAAGACGGCGCAGGGCTGCTGCTGGACTGTTACACGCCGCGCACGTACCCGCACACGCTATCCCCGGAGAAGGGGACGCTAACGGGCGGCACGTACTCACTGGCAGCACCGAAGACAACCCGCGTTGTCGTCGGCGGCCAGGGTGAGGGCGTGGCGCGCACCTTCAAAGGCTTCAAGGACACCGCCCTCGAGGGCACATGGAACGACATCATCGAGACGCTGCAGGACGCCCGCGACTCATCGTCCGGCGACGTGTACGCCGACCGCGCCAACGAGGTACTGGCCGAGGGCGCACCGCTGACCGGCCTGTCGTTGGAGCTGTCCGAGACGGAGCACTTCCGTTACGGCGGCAAGGGCCTCCGCGTGGGCGACCGCGTCACGGCCGTCATCAACGGGCAAGCCTTCACGGACGTCCTCCGCGAGGCCCGCCTGTCTTGGGATAAGGACGGCGACACGGCTACCCCCGTTGTGGGCGAACGCTCCGACGACCCGGATCTTCGGCTGGCCAAGAGACTCCGCGCATTACAGCGCTCCGATAACGACAGGAAGGCCTACTGATGGCTTTGACGAGCGTCTTTTACGACGGCACGGTAACCGAAACGGACCGGGCCAAGAACCGCGGCGGCGTCCCCGACTACGGCGTGTACGGCATTGAGGACTTCAAGGTAACCGCTCACCCGTCGATCGCTAACGCGGTGCTGGTGAAGGCCGGCAAGGCGCACGGTTTCGGCGTCACGGACACGGCCACCGCGGATCAGGTTGTGCAGTGCACGACGATCAGCTCCGGCACGCGCTGGGACCTCATCGTCGTGCGCCGCAACTGGCAGCCGGCGCTAGGTGGCCCGTCGACACTTGAGGCCGTCCCGGGCGGCGCGGTAGCGGAGATCCCAACCTCCCGCAAGATCGGGCCCGGCGTCGAGGATGACCAGCCGCTCGCGCTCGTGAAGTGGAAGGCCGGGCTTTCCGCGCCCGAGCAGATCATCGATCTGCGCGTCTGGACGTCCAACGGCGGCCTGTACGCCAAGGATGACCTCGTGCGCTCGTACCTGACCGGCGTCGGCACGCAGGTCAACATTGGCGGCGTCGACTGGGTCCGGATCCTCGGCGCGAACGATGTTCCGGAATGGGCCGCCGACGTTACGTCGTCATATGCCCCGCTGCCCGTGACCGGGTACTCGCTGACGGGCTCGATCGACATCGAACCGGCCGGGGCGAAGCGGCGCGTAACTGTCGACCTCAACGTAACCCGCACGGGGGCGGCCGGCGCCATCCCAAAGGATGATTACGCGAGCTTCGGGGCCGTCATCCCTTCGGCGGCCCGGGGCACTGCGAAACCGAAATACCTCCCCGTCACGGTCCTCGGCGGCAGCGGCAACGTGTACTGCCCTGGCACGGCGTTCCTTAACACGGAGACGGGCGTGCTGCAGATCCGCGGGCAGAACACGTTCACCTGGCCGACGGGCGCGCTGTTCAGCCTCAACCTGTCCTACTACATCTAGGCGGCCCGGTGATGAGAAAAACGAAACCGGAGAGCCGTGTCATGGTCGGTCGAAACATCATCCTGACAATGGGCGCCCTCTACTCCCTGTCAAGGTCGATCTACTATGCCACGCTGCGGCCTGGGTCGCTGTCTGGGGCGCAGGAAATCATCACGGCGGACGGCGCCGCCCTCGGTATCTGGTCGGCGCTCTGGGGCCTCGTGACGGTCCTCTGTGTGGCTGACATGGTGAACCGGCACACCCGGCACGGTCTATCCGTCCTCGTGGGTATCGCGTTCGCGTGGGGCGCCGGCTACCTCATCATCTGGGCCTGCTCCGGGTTTACCGACTACGCGCTCGTGTCGTCTGCTATCGGCTGGATCGCGCCCGCGGCGTTCATCTTCGGCTTCCTCCTGAAAGTCACTGCACTGCAGGACATGCTCCGTGATCGGGAGGCCCTGCAGTGACGGTCGATTGGGCGGCGGTCGGCCCCTACGTCGTCGCGGTGATTGGCTTCGGCGGCGCCTGGCTGACGTCGAAGATTCAGAACAAGGGCAGGCCGGAGAACGTCCTCATTGACCAGTTGCAGGAAGAGCTCACCCGACACGCGAGCCGCATCGGCAGTCTCGAATCTGAGCAGACCAAAGCGAAGCGCCGCGAGCGGATCAGGGACGACTACATCAACAAGCTCCGCCGGCACATCGAGGACGGCAACCCGCCTCCGCCGCCCGTGTGGCCCGATGGCCTTTACGACTAGGAGATCCCAGTGAGACCAGTATCCGCAGAGTTCCCGATCAATCAGCCGTTCGGCTCGATGAAGACCGCTGGCGTGGCTCCGAGCTGGACCCCTGACACGGTCGGCTGGTACGTCCGGCTGTACGGCAACTACCAGCCGTTCGGCCACGCCGGCTGCGACATCAAATGTCCCGAGGGTACGCCGGTCTATGCGATGGCCGCGGGCACGGTCCTGTGGGCTGACTGGGGCACGAAGCTCCCAGGCGACGAATCGAACTGGGGATACCGGCAGCGCTGGTACCTCTACAAGGGTTTCCCCGGCATCGTCACCGTGATCCAGCATGACGGGTGGATCGGGGTTTACGCGCACCTTTCCGAGGCCCGCATGAACGTCGGCGACAAGGTCCGCGAGGGCCAGCAGATCGGGCTCTCCGGCGGCACTGGTGGCGTGGCCCCGCACCTTCACGTCGAGGCCCTAGTGGACCTCAGTTTCAAGACCGGCGGCGGGCTCATCTACGGGCGCACCAGCCCCGAACCGTACTTCGGATCCGCAGCAATCGCCCCGCAAGGAACAACGACAGAAGAGGATGAAATCTTCATGGCCTACACCGACAAAGAGCGCGCCGAAATTCTCGCCGCCGCCCGCCTCATCAACGCCCGCGCCAAATACCTCGACGCGCCCGTTTCAGCCGTCCCCGGCAAGACGGTCAAGGGCTTCCTGAAGGCGCCGATCGAGCGCAAGGGCGGCACCCGTACCGGAGTTACCACGCCGGAGAACGTCTTCGCCTACAGCGACTCGAACCTCGACGCGATCAAGGGGGAGGCCAAGTAATGGCAGACCACCTGGCAACCACCACGCAGGCCGCCAACCCGGGCCGCGCCACACTCCGCACCGCCGTACAGACAGGCATCGGCGCATTCGTCGGCCTGCTCGTCATCCTCCCACTGGTGATTCAGTCCGTCTTGGACAACATCGGCGAGCAGTTCCCCGAGGGGCTGCGGATCTGGCTGGCAGGCCTCGCTCTCACCATCACGGCACTGTCGGCCACGCTGACGCGGGTCATGGCCATCCCGGGTGTCATTGAGTGGACCCGGACCTATCTGCCCTGGCTGGCTCCAGACAGCAAGTAGCAGACCCCCATCAGTGGCCCTCCTAGTGGGGGCCTTCCGCATTTAAAGGAGCCCCCACTATGGCCTTCACATTTGAGCAGATCTTCGCCGCGGATCCGTCGAACCCGGAGAACGTTGCCGGCGGCGCGTCGGTGACGATCTTCGCCCCGGGCGACACGACCATGACGCCGATCGCGATCACCGCCCCGGACGGTTCGCCGCTGCCCAACCCGATCCCCGTCAACGCGAACGGGTTCGCCTCCGCATTCGCCCACCCGACGCTCGACCGGGTCGCATGGTCCGGCGGCGGGTTCACGGGATTCTTCACGTCCTACGAGGGCATGAAGTCCGTCGCCCTGGCGGCGCAGGTGTCCGCTACCTCATCGGCGCAGGACGCGGCAACGGCCGCCGCTGCAGCCACCAAGGCCGCCACGGACGCCGCGGCATCGTCGGGCATTTCGATCCTGCCTGACCAGTCCAACCCCGGCCTGTACTTCATCACCTCCGGCGGGCAGCTAGTCGAGGATCCCGCAAACCCCGGCTTTTACCTGACAGGAGTCTGAGCATGGACCGCATTATCTCAGTGGGCGATGACCTCACACTGCCGCCGTCGATCAAGGTCAAGGACGTCAACCTTCCACCGGGCTCCAGCTCGGCCGGGAAGGTCGGCAAGGGCGACCTCATGGTCAACGTCCTTGACTACCTTGCTGTTGCGGACGCGACTGACGCGGGCGGCACGGACAACACCGCCGCTTTCCAGGCTGCGATGGACGCGGCCTGGAACGGTGGCAAGGGCGGGACACTGCTTATCCCGCCGGGCGCGTACCACCTGTTCGGGTACGTGATCCTCCGCTCGAACGTCCACATCATCGGCTACGGTGCGACGATCCGGAAATACGGGCTCAGCGGCTCAACCTACATCACGTTCCATGCGATCTCCGGCGGACCGAAGGGTTACGGCTCCTCGGCGCGCAACGTCACCTTCGAGGGCCTGTCGTTCCGCGGCCGGTTCGTCGGGCCCGGATCCGGCAACGGGATCAGTGTGACACTCCACCACGCCCAGGACATCACGTTCCGCAAATGCAACTGGACTGAGACTGCCATCAGCGGCCACGCGATCGACTTGATGGGCTGCAACGGCATCCTCGTGGACGACTGCAGCTTCTCCGGCTTCAACCCGGCCACTAACCGCGAATACGTCGAAGCGATCCAGATCGACTACTCCATGGCTGACGGCGGCGGCTACGACGCGCCGGCCAGCTTCGACGGGCTTCCCACGATCAACGTCACGGTGCAAAACTCCAAGTTCCTGCCCCAGACGGTCGGCGTCACCCCGTACCCGGCGCCGAACCCGATCGGCTCACACTCCCGCGTCGACGGTTCATGGTTCGACAACATCAAGTTCCTGAACAACTATGTCGAGGGCGGCGCGGATACGTCGACCATCACGGACGGTTTCGCGGTCCTGACCCGTGGATGGATTCACTTCTTCTGCGCCCGCAACATCGAGATCCGCGGGAACAAGTTCAAGAACACGTCGAACCGGGCCGCCCGCGTCATCGGCGCCTACCCGATCAGCACCGGCACATCGATGGCCAACGTCGCGGTGGCCGGCGCCGCGTCGGTCTCCATGACGCCCATGCCCATCATGAACATCCTCATCGAAGACAACATTTTCGAGGGCTTCACTGCCGACGCGGACGAGCAGGTCATCAACCTGCGCGGCACCCAGACGCAGAACGCCCGCAACATCCGGATCAACACGAACACTCTCAAGGACTCGTTCAGCACGCCCGGCACGTCCGGGGATAAGGGCGCCGACCTCGCGTACATCCAGGACGCGGTCGGGCTGTCCATGGTCGACAACTACCTGAATGTCGCCAGGTGCCTGCTGTACGCCTTCCGGGTGAACAAGCTCAACATCCGCGGCGGGCAGCTCATCAACCTCGGCGCCTACATTGCCCGTTTCAGCACATGCACGGACATCAAGATCCGGGACGTGGACGTCGATGGCCACGGCGGCGGCTACTACTTCTACAACGCCTGCGTAGGGATCGATGTCAGTGGCGGGTCCATCCTCAACGGGCGCGCCGACGCGATCCGGCAAAAGCACTTCTCCATCTCCGGCGGGACAGAGTTCAGCATCCGCAACCTGCGGATCCCCAAGGACACCAACGGATACACGGCCGCCGTCGACATCTACACCACCAGCACGAAGGGCAAGGTCAAGGACATCTTCGCTACCGGCTGGGTATCCGATGCCGCCCTCGTGAGCATCGCCGCAGGTTCCGCCGCGACCGTCTCCGACAACACCTACTAGGAGACCCCGATGACTCTCGTTCATGTGGCCCTGTCCGGGCCCTCCGCGGATGGGGCGCTCGCCCCATCCCGGGGGATGCTCCAGTTCACGCCGACCGACCGGCGCACGGTCGGCGACGTGACAGTCCTCCCGTCCCCGTTCCAGGCGACGCTCGTGGCCGGCGTCGTGGACGTCGACCTCGCGCCGACCGGGCCCGGCTGGGCGTGGCGGATCGACGAATACATTGCGGGCATCCCCGGCCGGACGATCTATGTCCAGGTCCCCGCGACCGGCCCAGTCAATTACGCCGACCTCGTCCAAGTCGACCCGGCCACCCTCGCCCCGGAGGCGACACCCGGCCCGGCATGGGCTGCGTTCGCCGTCACCCCCGACCCGTCCACCCCCGGCTTCTACCTGATTGGAAACAGCTAATGACCCAACGTCTCGTATCGGTGGACGACACGTTCACCCCGCCGGCAGCGTTCAAAGTCGCCGACGCCAACCTGCCCGCCGCGGCGAAGGCTATCCGCCAGATCGCCGCCGGCGTCGACCTCAACACGATCACCGAGGGAACGTGGAACCAAGCTGACAACGCAGCCGCCACGCTCGCTCTGAACTACCCATTCGCGAACACCGCCGGCAAGGTCCGCGCCGACGCGGTCGGATCGGCCGTCTACCAGAGCTACCAGAGCTACACGAGCTCACGAATAGCGATCCGCAGCAAGTTTGCCAGCAACCCCTTCGGCCCATGGGTAGAAGTGGGGACGATCCCAGCGCTCAATGCCACTTATGTCGGACTGATTCAAGCGGCGAAAAACCCTGATCTGCTGATCGCCGGGGCGGTCACGCTTGACGGTTCAGACCAGGTCACGAGCGCCGTTGTGCAGTGGCCGGACGGCACGCCGGGAACGCTGACGATCACCGCCAGGCACTCCACCGGGGCAGTCAACGCCTACAACATCACCTACGGCTCGCCCGTAACGAAGACCTTCACGCAGCCGACGATCACGCGGAACTCGAACGGCGCAGCAACCAACGTCCCGCAGATTGTGGTGAGCTAACTATGGGTATCCTCGACGCACCCGGCTACTCCCGCGTAGCCGCTGACAAGGCATTCCAGCGGAAGCCGGCCAACACCATCGCATTTCTTGGCGACTCCTTCACCGACATGTCGGAGGACACCACCGGACTGAACTCCTACCGCGCCGGACGCGGCTTCATCACTTGGGCCCTGCAACGGCTGGGGCAGCGCCTCCAGATCGTCGCAGCGCCGGGAACGGTGAACGGTGGGATTACCGGGCAGACCACGACGCAGATCCTTGCCCGCGTCCAGCAGGACGTTATCGACGTGAAGCCCGGCTACGCTCACGTCCTGGCCGGGACCAACGACATGATTACCGGCGTGGCCTTCGCAACCATCCAAGCGAACCTGACGGCGATCTACGACGCCATCCAGAACGCTGGTATCCGACTTATCGCGGGCACCATCGCACCCTACTCGGGGGCGACCACGACCCAGCTCGTCACCATCGAGCGGATCAACAACTTCATCCGCGACGAGGCGCTCACGCGACCGGGAATGATCATCGCTGACTACCACTCAGTGCTGGCCGGAGCAGACGGGAACTACCGCGTCGTAGGGACCACCGCATACACCGGGGACGGTACGCACGCTTCCACGGGCGGCGCAATGCGGATGGGCAAGGTGTTGGCCGAAGCCCTGACCACGCAAGTGCCCGCAGTGAACATCCTGCCGACATCCAACGTGGACGCTGGCGGCAACGCCGCGTCCTTTGCGAAGCCGAATCTGCTGACTAACCCGATGTTCACTGGCACAGCCGGCACCGTCGGCACCCAGGCGACTGGGCAGGTAGCCGACTCATGGGTTGTCTCCACCTACACGGCGTCTGACCTGACCGGCGTCACCGCATCCAAGGTTGCCCGCACGGACGGCAAGGCCGGAACATGGCAGCAGTTCGCGCTGACGAACGTCTCTCAGAAGCTCCGCTTCCAGCAGACCCTAAACTTGGGGACGAACCTCGCCGCAGGTGACATCGTGTGGGGCGCCATCGAGTACGAACTGGAGAGCATCACAGACCTGGACCTGTTCAGGGTGCAGCTCTCCACGTTCGACGCCAACAATGGCTTCGCCAACCGCGGCACCGTGATCGACCTCGACCTGAACGGCGCAGACATCAACACCATCCCGCTCGACAACAACCTGCCTGCCACGGGCATCCTGCGCACACCGACCCTGACAACGCCAGCGAACGCCACCGGACTAACATTCTCGTTCGATATTTCAGCCGTCGGCACGATCCGGCTAGGCCGGCCTGTACTGCGCAGGACCCGACCCTAGGCGAAGCCCAGCCGCCGAAGGAACACATCGGCCCACAACCGGTAGCCTTCGGCGGTCGGGTGCACCCCGTCAGGCATCAGCAGCGCAGGGTTCCTCACGTCGAAAGCCGCGAAGGCGTCGATCAGTTCCACGCCCGGGAAGTCTGCCGCGATAGAGGCCACGGCTTTCATGCGGTTCTCCTGCGCGGACTGGCCGGCGCCAACTTCGGGGTTCTGCTTCATGATGGCAACAGCGGAACCGGGCCCGGCCTTCGCGGCAGCGTCCACGAGCATCGTCCGCATGGTGTCCGGAAGCCCGACGTTATGCCCGTGGTTGATGATGAGCAGGTCAGTCTTCGCGGGCATCAGCGCTGCCAGGTTTGTGCGCGAGTAGGTTGCGTCCTTGCCTGGCGCTGATCCGTTCCACACCGTGAGCGTCGGGGCACCTGTTCCTATGGTCCTCGCCGGATCGTACTTTCCCGACGCCATGTTCCATGTGCTGAACTCAATAGTCCGGCCAGTGGCCCGATTGATGTCCTTTAGTGACGCAACAACCCAGCCCTGTTCGGCGAAGCCTGTCGAGTCGCCGACGATGGTCAGGGTGAATGGGTCTTCCGTGGTCCGCAGCTTCTGGGCCGCAGCATCAAAGCTGCTGATCTTCGGGAGCGCGACCGCCGTGGGGGTAGGTAGTGGCTCGGGCGTGTAGCTTACAGTCGCCGCCGGCGGGGTGCTCGGGGACAGGGAGTACGCGACAACCCCCAAAGTTACCAAGGCCAGCAAAGCCAGACCAGCAAGCTGCCACACGTTACCGCGCATCCTGAAACGCTTCTTAGCCAATTCGTCCCCCGCCTAGTTCTAAGTCAACTTGCTCAGTCTAATGCCCCCGCCATCTTCGGATGGTGGGGGCGTTTTGTGCGTCCAGCATGTGCACTAGGCTTCGATGGCGCCCGAGGCCTTGGCTTCGAGCATTAGCGCCACCTTTTCCAGGGCCCCAGACAGTCGCTTCATGTCCGGCGCTGATCGATATGCCTGAGACATCTGCCGGGTGCTGTGCCCAACGATGTCTTTGATGGTGTCCCAGTCAATGCCGGCGGCATCGAGCAGGTCCACGGCGGTGTGCCGGGCCCCGTGTAGGACGACATTGTCCGGCAGTCCAGCCTCGGCTAGCACCTTCGCCCATTCCTTCGTGGCGCCGTCAGGATCCCAAGGGCGGCCGTTGCGGGTGAAGACCAGCCCCCGCTCCATTCCCTGCATGTGGAGCGCGAGGATGGACCGCAGTGGTTCCACGAGCGGGACGATGCGCCACCCTGATTTGGTCTTGGGGCGGGTGAGGTAGAGCGTGCCCTGCAGGTGCCGGTACTCGTAATCGGCGGGTGCCGTGCTGATGTCGGTCAGCCGGAGCAACTGCCAGGAAAGATCCAGCGTGTCGCTAACGCGGTCCACCTCAAGTCCAAGGATTTCCCCGCGCCGAGCTCCCGTCAGCAGGTATGTCGCCCACAGTGCGCCGTCCGCCCGCGTTGCGATGTGCGCCAGCAGTCGGAGCGCCTGATCGGTTGTGAGCGCGGCCTGCGCCACCTTGGCCTTCCGCGGCGGGTCCACCATTTCGCAGACGTTCCGCGTGGCTTTGCCTTCGCGCATCGCAGTCTTGAGCGCTGAGGACAGGACCGCATGCGCCTTGATGGCAGTATCAGCGCCGACCATCGGCGTACCGTCAGGGGTGTCCGATTCTCCGCGAAGCTTCTGGCTCCTCGGCGTGCTGGTGATGGTTGCGAACATGCGACGGACGTGGTCGGCGGTGAGCGCGTCGATCTTGTGCCGGCCGAGCAGCGGGATAAGCCACACTTCCACCATGGACTTATAGGACCCGTAAGACTTAGGGCGGATTTCCTTCGGCGCAATCTCGTCGATCCAGTGTTGCAGCCACCTCTCGACGGTCAGGGATGAGGTTGGCAGGTTGCCGTGCTTCTTGAGGTCGGCTTTGACCGTTGCCATCTCGGCCATCGCCGCCTTCTTGTCCTTGCGACGAATCACCTTCTGCCGGCGCTTACCGTCCACGCCGCGAGGCAGTTCAATGCGGATCGTCCAGTAGCCGCGGCCATCCTTGAAGAGGGCCCCTTCGCCCTTGCCTCGCGCCATCTTCGTCTCATTTCCCTAGGTGTACTCATGAGTGTACTCATTACTCTGCACGATTGGTCAAGCATGTGCATACTTCGTAGCTACGAAATCCGCTAGATTCCGCGGGTTTTGGCGGCTGACATAACTACCAGACTACCAGAGCGTCTCACTCGTAATGAGAAGGTCGCCAGTTCGATTCTGGCAGGAAGCTCGATACACAAAAGGCCCCGTTCCCTTGCAAACAAAGGGAACGGGGCCTTTTGCTTTGGGCTGAGAATCTTCGGGAAAGTGGCCCAGGTGTACCCCATGGTGTACTCCAACCACATAATCGCGCACCGCTTGGACTGAGCGCGCACAGCCTCACCTGCGCCCCGCAAAACAAAAAAGGCCCCGCCAATACGGCGGGGCCTTTTTTGTGCTGTCTACTGCTCGCCGTCAGCCTCTCTGGCGGCTTCGAGCGCAGCCTCCGCGAATGCCAGCAGGTTTTCACCCAGCGCATTGCATACGGCCTCGATGTCGTTGAGCGTCAGGGGCGCGACGTCCCGCAGCCTCTTGCCCAGGTAGCTCTCCGAAAGCCCAGACTGGTGCGCGACCTCTTTCACGGTAAGTCGCTTGCGGGCGATTGTTGCGCGGATCTCTGCCGAGATGGCCCGCGCAAAAGGCCCCGACTCCTGCATTTTCCCTGATGGCATGGGCATAAGACTATCCGTTCGCGACTAGAAAACTCCCACCGGAACCTACATGGCCCCGGACGAACCGCAATGTCCATATGGGCGGTACGGATTCATGTGCAAGGCTACGCCGTGGCTATGCGCGGCACAACTCCAATTTAAACTTTCAGACCCCATGCGGGTACCCTAATCCCGTACAGCAGACACCAAATACGCCACCCCTCCGTAATGTCGGAGGAATGGCGTATGGTCTTTGAACTATCGAACACACTTTCGAATAATCCCTTGGGGGGAAACTTGCAGCGCATCACCATTGAGGCCATGACAGTCCGCGAACTCGGCGATGCTGCGGCCGGCGCGGGCGTCCTGCCGTCTACGCTTCTGGCCGGACCCGAGCCTCAGTGCGCTCCATTAGAGTCTTCGGACTAATCCCGAACGCCTCAGCAACGCGGAAGAAGGTCGGCATTGGCATCGACCGCTTGCCTTTTAGGTAGTGGCTCATCGTTACAGGGTGGACGTCAACCATCTCCGCCAGGTCCTTTTGACCTAGGCCGCGTTCCACGAGCTCGACTTTGATCTGAGTAGAGAGCGCTGATTCAAGGCTCTCGCCATAACTTGTCATGTGGCTAACTTTACGGTCAGTACGGACTAACTTGCAACACATCGGCTAATCGGGTATGTCGATCGGTACTTGGATTACACCGATGTAATCTACTTGAATTCGATCGCGCAGGTACTTGCGCTTAGTCGAAACGCTATGTACGTTAGTCACATGGCTAACACAAACAACAGCGGCACCATCGCCGCCGACACACAAATCGCAGAACGAATCAAAGCCCTCATCGACAAAGCTGGCACCAGCGAGAACGCGCTGGCCGAAGCAGCGGCAATCTCCCAGAAGACCCTCAACCGCCGGCTCAAAGGCGTTGGGCCGTTCACGATACAGGAAGTCGGCCGCCTTGCCGCCGCACTGAACACAACCGCGGCAGAGCTGGTGGCAGCATGAGCGCCCGCCTCGCCTACACGTTCGAGCAGGCCGCCGAAATGTCCGGCTACTCAGTCCGCACCCTCAAGCAGCAGGTAGCAGACGGAAACCTCGCCGCACGCTACGCCAACACCAAGGGCGTAATCCGCCACGAAGACCTCGCCGAATGGCTCGACCGCCTCCCGGCAGAAGCGCCGGCGAAGTAGCCATGGACGAGCTCACTGAGATGATCGCCGCGGGGCACTGGACCAATGGACCACGCCCGCTCTCCACCTATCCCGAGCTCGGCCCGTTCATCTACTACATCCAGTGCGGATCGTTCATCAAGATCGGAACGAGCATCAATCCTGAGTCTCGGTGCGACCAGTTGCGGCGCGGCGGCAAGGCTATCCGACCCTCACTTTGGGTCGAGGATCCACGCCTCATCGCTTACGTGCCGGGCAATGTAGCAAAGGAACGCGGCCTTCACCGCGAGTTCGCTGGCCAGCGCGACCAGGGCGAATGGTTTGTTCTCAATGAGGAACTGATCGAGCACGTAGCCGAAGCCCAGATGCAGCAATGCCTCATGGAAGTCGGAATCCACAACAAGCACTATGAGGACAAAGTCACCGCCGGTCAATGGCCAGAGCGGGCCACGGATCTAGCCGCCGCCTACCGCAACCACCTTGAATCCAAGCAACGCCTCGACTCCGAATGGGTCGAAGCGCTCTCCGCCTAGCACCACCCGCCGCAGCGCCAAGCGCCGGCCGCACCACCCCAGCCCGAATCAGGGCAACCACCCCCACCGAATCGCCCCTCTTACCGTTCGCGGTTTGAGTTACCTAGGGAGAGCTCTGTGTTTTTCAAAGACGTAGACCGCACAGCACGTAAGAACGACATCCGCGACGCACTACTGCACATCGCCGCCGACAACGGCGAGGACCTGTCGAGGGCCCGCGCCGACAAACTGGCCGACAAGTTCAAGCGCGGCGAGTTCGACCCGATGCTCGCACGCTTCATCCAGTACAGCGACCCGACCGGCGAGGCCGCTACCCGCAACGTCGACGCCGAACGCCTGGCGGTGGCCGCATGAGCGAGCTAACTGGCACCCACCGCGCTACCCGCCGGAACCTGGCGACGCAGCCGATCCCCGGAAATAAGCCGCGCCCGAAGAAGCTCCGCGGCAACATCGCGCTAACCCCGGACGAGATCACCACCGCCATGGAGATGGCCCGCAAGATCCGCCTAAAAGACGCACTGACCGCCTACGCAGCAAGGAAGAGGACCACATGAGCGACACGCCGATCTATGACCAGATGATGCGCGAAGCAGAGAACGCCAACACATCCGACGCCCACACGCTGCGGACCCAGTTTGCGGTGATGTCCGCGTGAAGGCCGCGGTCTTTGAGGACAACGACTGGCCAGCCGACGCGCTGGCCACGATCATCGGTCTCGCCCACGCCGGCCACACGTTCACGGCCGATGACCTTCGCCGCGAGATGCGACCCGCACCGCATCCCAACCAGGTCGGCGCAGCATTCGCCGCCGCCCGCAACCTCGGCTTCATCGAGGGCGCCGGTTACACCACATCGAACACCACCACCCGCAGGCACGGCGTACTCCGCACATGGCGCCGCAAGCACGAAGGAGTTGCAGCATGAACGGAATCTTTGCCCTTGTGTTTGCCGGGACGATATTCGGGGCGTTCGTCCTGATCCCGTGGGCGCGGCGTTACGACATGGTCATGGCCGAGCTCGAACACCTTGACGACGAGTCGCTGGCTGAGGCGTGGGAACGGAGCCAGTCATGAACATCCCGGGTTTCGAGTCTGCCCAGCGCGCCTACGAGAACATGGAGCCGCCCACGGGCGTCGAGCAATGCGAGGGCGGCTACTGCGGGCACTGCGCCGAATGCCTGGCCGCCGAAGCGCAGGACGAAGCCGACGACTACGCCGAAGCCCAACGCGAAGACGCCCGGATCGAAAGCCGGTGGGGAGCATGAGCGACTTTGCGGCGACCAAAGCGACCAAAGCACGCGCAACCCACCAATGCGAAGAATGCTGGCGCACGATCCACCCCGGCGAGACGTACCACCGCACCGCCGGCAGCTGGGAAGGCGACTTCTTCACCATCAAGGCCTGCGGGCACTGCTGCGCATTCCGGAAGCACATCAGCGAAGCCGACGACTACTACTACGAATGCTACTTCGGCGGCGTCTCGGTATGGGTCGAAAACGGATACACCGATCCGACCGACCTGCCCGGCACGACATGGGAGCAACGGCTAGGCCTCTACCGCATGGCCCGCCACTACCGAGGCCGCTGGCGTGACACGAGCGGCCACCTACGCCCAGTCCCCGCCGACCCCGAACCGAAGGCCAAACCGTGAGCGCGCCGACGATCGACCCTGCTTCGGCCGCCGCTGTCGTGACCGCCGCTAAACGGTGCCGTGAAGTGCTGACCGCACGGATCGACGCCGACCCTGCCAGCCCCATCGCGGCTGACCTGCGAACCCTCGCGGACACTGCCGAGCAGATCGCCGCCGACTATGAAAGAAGGACCTCATGAAAGCTTGGATCCGCGCCTTTGTCGCCCGTCACCTGATCGCCGACGACCCCGCGCCGGCCCCGTCTCGCCTTGACGCACCGGACGCCCTTGTCGCCTCCGCATGGGGTTTCACCGAGGCCGAATGGCTTGCACTCAACGACCAGCAACGTTCCGACCGCCGCGCCACCTACACGAAAGCACCGAGGTACGTCCGATGAATCCTTGCGACACGGGAACCAGGGACGACCCCTGCAAGGGCTGCCCGGACTGCATCGGCATCCCGGCGCCCCGCCACTGTCTTGAAAAGGGCATGTGGGACGAGCAGTGCATCCTCAACGCCGAGCACGCAGGACCCCACAAGTGAGCCGCAGTGTCCGCCCGGATTACGAGTCCATGCGGGAAGCTCAGGCCCAGGCGCAGGAAGCCGACCGGATCGGGCCAGACCAGGAACGCGCAGACACCTACGAAAGGGAGGACCACCAGTGAACGACTTCGAGGCTGCCTTTGCCCGGTTCAACGAATCAATGAGCCGAGTGCAGGCATCATTCCGCAGGCTGGCCCACAAGATGCATCTACTGCAGGCCCAAACCAAGAAGGCGCGCCGCCGAATCGAAAGGGACTACGCACGAGCAAACCGCCGGCCAGCACTGATCCATAACGGAAGGAAGCCATGAACGCCTACCAGGCCCAGCGGATCCGGTTCGGTATCCTCGCCGCCCGGCACCTACTCGCACGGGACCAGATAACCCCGGATCAGGTCGACTACCTCGAAGGATGCGAGACGACCGGATGGCGAATCTGGGACGCCGGGGTACGGAAAGCCTTCGACCGGGAGGCCGATCGGCTGGCGCAGGCTCTCAAGGCCCGCCCAGGACGGGCCCACCATGGCTGAGGACCCGGACGCCGAAGCCCTCGCCGCGGCCATCCTGACCCGCCGCCGGCTCAAGTGCATCGCCGAAGGATGCCACACGGAGAACTGCCAACGATGCGGCCTCGAATGAGCTGCGAAGCCGAACGCCGCACCCGGATGGCCCTCTACGCCATCAGCATCCAAAAGGGTAACGGCGAATGGAACCTCAACAGCATCGAACGCATCCTCGACGGCCCACCCTGCGACTGCACTAATCAGGGTTCCGACACGAACCCTAAACAACCCGGCCACTATTCAGGGGAAACCCGATAATCAACCACCACGGCGCCTGAATGGGCGCCGTTTTTCATGGGAGCAGCATGTACCACGGACGCGGCGTCTACGCCGACATCAGCAACACCGACTACCACAAAGACCCCGCGCTCGGCTCAACGTCGTTGAAGACGCTCGCCACCCGCACACCCGCCCACTACCTGCACGACCAGGCGCACCCGAAGCAGTCCGCCGCGTTCGACCTCGGCACCGTCGCGCACAGCCTCATCCTTGAGCAAGACGAGTCCGGCGTCGTTGTGATCGACGTCGAAGCCAAGCGCGGCAAGGTCTGGACCGAGCCTGCCGAAGCCGCCGAAGCCGCCGGGAAGATCGCCCTCACGGCCAAGGAATGGGCGCAGGTCACGGCGATGCGCGACTCAGTCATGGCCCACGACGTCGCCGGGCCATTATTCACCGGCCACCGTCCCGAGCATTCCGTCTTCTGGGAAGAGGACGGGCTCAAACTCAAATGCCGTCCTGACGCATGGCGGGACGATCTGCTCGTTGACCTGAAAACGACGGTCAGCGCCGACCCCCGCGATTTCGGGAAAACGGCCTACAACTTCGGCTATCACCAGTCCGCCGCGCACTACCAGGACGGCGTCCGAACTGTGGCCGGCGAGACGCTGCCGTTCATATTCGTCCTCGTGGAGAAAGCCGCGCCCTACCTCGTCTCAGTCGTGGAGCTCGACGAGGTCGCACTCGACTACGGCCGGCAGATGAACGACCGGGCCAAACGGGTATACCGCGAATGCGTCGTGTCCGGCAACTGGCCAGGCTACCCCGCCACGGAGCCCGTCGGCCTGCCGATGTTTGGCATGTACCAACTCGACGACCTGCTCGGACTCAACACAGAAATGGAGATCAAGTTCTGATGTGGGCGCATCAGATGGGCCTCTCCGCGCAGGCCATTGCGGGCGGTGGGAACAATCACCCATGGGATCCGAGTGACCTGCTCCGGTGCATCAACTACTGCGAGGGCCGCGGCATAAGCACGGACGCCCTACGCACCCGCATGACTGGCCGCTCGACGGAGTGGGCGCGCCTAATGCCCGAGTGGGACAACCTAGTCGAACTCCTGCGCCATGAGATGGACACGCGCACCGATGGGAACGCCCCGCGCACCTACGCCGAGATGAAGCGCGTACTAGCTGACGGCGTCGCTTGCACGGCTTGCGACTCCACCGGGCGTGGAACCGAATGCGCGAAATGCAAGGGCACAGGGCGCCGCTCCGGCGGACGATGCCGCGCCGAGCACTGCTACCGCGGCGCCGACTTCTGCGCAACCTGCCACGGCCGCGGCTACACAACTACCGAGAAAGCGAAATGACATGGACATATCAGCGGCGCTAGTAGCCAAGAGCGACCAAATTAACGCCTCAGACCTGACCGGATCGCCGATCGTCGCAACGATCAAGGATGTCCGGAAAGGTGACGCAGCCAAGCCGGTCATTGTCGACCTCGTCGGCATGGACGGCCGCCCTTGGAAGCCATCTAAGGGAATGCTCCGAGTCGTCGCGCACGCATGGGGCACCGAATCCGACAAGTGGATCGGCCGGTTGGTCAAACTCGCCAACAACCCCGAAGTGATCTACGCGGGCGAAAAGGTCGGCGGCGTCGAAGTCATCGCAATGTCGCACCTTGAGGCCCCGTTCACCATCCCCGTCCGCATCAGCCAAAAGAAGGTCAAGCAACACGCCGTCGCCGTCCTGGCCGAACCGATAACCGAGCCGTGGCGGGCGCAATGGCAAGCCATCACCAACGCACTCACCGACGCCGGCTACGACGGGGACTCTAAGCAGTTGCTCGCAACGGCCGGGCAAGTCATCGGCGCCACATGGGCCCACCCGAACAAGATCAGCGCCGAGGACGCACAGAAAATCCTCGCCGCAGTACGCGAAGACAACCACCAGGAGGCCAGCGAATGACCACAACAACCGAGGGCACGGTCGGCGTGTCCATCACCGCCGGCCACATCGCCGCCACCGACCAGCCCATGCACCCCGTCATCGGGCAGCAGATCGTCATGGGCACCGGCGTCGACTTCATGCTCCACATCCGACCCGACGTCGCGGCCCAATGGCTGACCGTCCTCGAACCCATCGCAAAGGCGGGCACATGAGAGCCATCACTGTAGCCAACGAAGTGACCATCAATCACAGCAAGCTAGGCGCCGAAGTCTGGGAATGGAACGCCGAACAGCAGGCGGACTTTCTCATCGGCCTCGCGCAGGAATTTCGAGCAAACGGCGGGCATGGCATCTACCAAATTAGCTACATCGCCGCCGACCTCCGCGACAGAAGCGGGGCAATCGACGACGTCCGCTGGCTCAACGACAAACTGACCGAATACCTGAAAGAAGAGGGCAACTAACCATGGCAGGCGAAACAACCATCACAGTCATCGGCAATTTGGTCGGAGATCCCGAGCTCAGATTTAGCCCGAGCGGATCCGCCGTCGCGAATTTCACGATCGCGTCCACCCCGCGCACGTTCGACCGGCAGTCGAATGAATGGAAGGACGGAGAGACCCTGTTCCTGCGCGCCTCAGTCTGGCGGGAGGCTGCCGAGAACGTGGCCGAGTCGCTGACAAAGGGTATGCGCGTCATCGTCTCCGGCAGGCTCAAAAGCCGGAGCTATGAGACGAAGGAAGGCGAGAAGCGAACCGTCATCGAGCTTGAGGTCGACGAGATCGGCCCCAGCCTCCGGTATGCGAACGCCAAAGTGAGCCGGACACAGCGCTCCGGCGGCAACGGCCAGGGATTCAGCAATACGCCGACGTCGACGGACAACTGGGGCGGCAACCAGCCCGCCGCGCAGGAAGACCCGTGGGCGACCCCGGGCGTCTCCAACTCCGGCGGCGGATGGGGATCGGGCCCCGACTCAGAACCCGCTTTTTGAACAGTTAGCACACCCGCACCACAACCCCCAAGGCCGCCACCGAGCGGCCTTTCCCATTGCGGCGCCCGGCATCACGTCGGGCGCCGCACGTTTCCCCGGAAGGAACACCATGCCACTCGGCATCCACACTGAGACCACCCTCAAAGCCCGCCACCAAGAAGCCCTCGACATCTACCACGCATGGGCCGACCGTCACCGCGTCACAGGCGGCAACGAAGCCAAAGCGGTCCACATGCAAATGATGGACGCCTGGGACTGGGTCGAACGCACCGCCGAAGACCTCCACGACTACCGGCAAGCCACCCGCCACGGGATGCGCGCATACCGGAAGGCGTGCCACGGATGAGCGCCGCATGCTCATACCCAGAGTGCGGCGGGAAGGTGCATGCCCGAGGCCTCTGCAATGCCCACTATCGGCAACAGAAGCAGGGGAAGCCCCTAAAACCCCGCCAGCAGTACCTTTCCGCGGCAATGACTACCGTCGCCGCCGCGTTCGCCATGTACGCAGTGGAAAAGGATGGGTGCTGGGGCTGGTCCGGAACCGTCAGCCCGGATGGCTACTCGCACTTCTCTTACGGCGGCCAACAGACCTACGCGCACCGAGCAGCATACGAGATCCACGTCGGGCCAATCCCCGAGGGGATGCTCATTGACCACAAATGCCACACCCGCTCTTGCGTAAACCCTGCACACCTCCACCCCGTGACGAATAAGCAAAACCACGAGAATCGGCCAGGCCCGCAGGCAAACAGCACCAGCGGAGTCCGCGGCGTCTCATGGGACAAGCGGAGCCGGCGCTTCGAGGGATACGTGAAGCACTGGGGCACTCGATACCGAGTCGGATACTTCGACACGCTCGAAGAAGCCGAGGCGGCCGTGGTCGCTAAGCGAAACGAACTCTTCACAAACAACCTCCTAGATCGGGCCGCCTCATGAACCTCGACGTCTGCTGCGTCTTGTGCAAGGGCCCGCATGGCATCTGCCTATCCCGGCACACATGCGACCACCACAAGGACGCCCAGAAGCAAGACGACGCCAACCACCGCGCATCCCGCACCATCCGCGACCCCGTCGGCGACCAGGCCGTCAACAACGTCATGAGAGCCCGCCGAAAGGAGCAACGATGACCTACATCTACCGCGGCACCCTGACCGACCGGGGCCGGCCAACCGTCCAGAGCCCGGCAAGCAACACAACCCCAATCGCACAGGTCGCATCCGGCGCCGATAAATGCGGCACCCGCGCAGGATACCGCCAGCACCAAAACCGGGGAACCAAGACATGCGACCGATGCAAAGGCGCACAAGCCAGGTACATGAAGGAGCGCAGGGACAAGGCGGCGGGCCGTGGCCGATAAACGCGCCTTCGCCAAGTTCGACGTCGGCTACTTGGACAACCCGAAAATGCTCGACGTTTTGGATGCATCAAGCAATGCAATCCTTATGCACTTTGCATCCGTTTTGTACTGCGCCCAGCATTTGACCGACGGATTCGTTGCATCAAAAGCAATGCAGCGGAAGACCGGCGGAACTGACGATGAAGTTCAAATCCTCATCGAAAACGGCCTATGGCACGCCGCCGGCCACTCTTGCGAGTCCTGCCCGCAACCACCCGCCGGCAAGGTCTACGTCCACGACTTCCTAGAGCACAACAGGGATGCGGCCGAAGCTAAGCGTGTTTCCGAGAAGCGCAGCAAGGCCGCAATCGCCCGATGGGACAAGGAAAAAGACGCTATGCAAAGTGCATTGCAACCTGCATTGCAACCTGCATTGCAAAACGATCCCGTTTGCAATGCAGAGAGAGAGAGAGAGAAAGAACTTAAAAAGACTTCATCATCACCGGCTACGCCGCCGATGGAGTTCGACACGTTCTGGGCTCAGTACCCGCGCAAGGTCGGCAAGCTCGCAGCGCAAAAAGCATTCTCTAGAGCAACCAAGCTGGCCACCGCCGAAACCATCACCGCAGCACTCGACACCCTCCACAAAGAAGTGCGCGGCCAAGACCCCAAGTTCATCCCCCACCCGGCCACCTGGCTAAATCAAGGCCGCTGGGATGACGAGCCCGCAAAGACCGGCGTAACCGCCGCTTCCCCATGGTCGAAGGAGTTTCACCAGTGAGGCAGGCATCGCCGATCATCCAGTGCACAATATGCGCGCAGTCGGGAGAGCGCGGCTCGTGCGCTCGTCTCCGCTGCTACTGCGGACACGAAGAGTGCTGGGCATTCGACTCCTATTACAAGCCCGAAACCATCGCAGCGCCGACAGTGCGCAAAGCAGACGAACGCATGGCCCGATCATGGGCCGAACGAGAGGAACCGACATGGCTGGACCGCTAAAGGCCACTTATCAGCTTTACCATGGCGATTGCATCGAAGTCATGCAGTCCATGCCTGCCGCGTCCGTCGACGCCATCGTGACCAGCCCGCCCTACGCGGAGCAGCGCAAGTCGACATATGGCGGCATCCCGGAAGCTAAGTATCCCGCGTGGACTGTTGATTGGATGGCCGAGGCGTGGCGGGTACTCAAGCCCCACGGCTCGGCACTCATTAACATTCGCCCGCACATCAAGAACGGGCAGATCAGCGACTACACGCTGCGCACTCGCCTAGCGCTTCGAGAGTTCGGCTGGAACGAATGCGAGGAACTTATCTGGCACAAGCCATCCGCGCCGCCACTCGGCAGCCCTCAGCGCCCCCGGAGGTCTTATGAGTCGGTTCATTGGTTCGCCAAGCATGGGCGGCCATATGCCGCACCGAAGGCCGCAGGGGCGCCGATCAAGTTCCCGCTAAGGATGTCGGGCGGTCAGTCCCTGCCGCATATTTCCGCGCTAAACGGGCTGCGGCAGGAAGCCGGGATTGCGAGAGTAACCGACGTCGCGACAGTGGCGATTGATGCTAAGCAGGCATCCCACCCCGCGCCCTTCCCGTGGCAACTAGCTGAGTGGCTGGGCAAACTTGCCTGCCCGCCAGGCGGAACGATCCTAGACCCATTCAGCGGCTCCGGATCTACTGGCGTTGCGGCGATTCGCAATGGCTGGGACTACGTCGGCATAGACGCGGTCGCAGAATATATCGAAATGAGCGAGAAGCGGCTAGCAGGAGAAGCAGCATGACCGAAGAAAACCCGAATCACGACGCCGTTGCCGAGCAGTCGGTCCTCGGCGCCATGCTCATCAGCCGGGACGCGATCGCCGACGTCGCGGACATCCTCGACGGCGGCGACTTCTACCAGCCCGCGCACGAAACCATCTACCGGACCATCCTCGACGTGCACGGCGCAGGGGCCCCGGTAGACGCCATCACGATCAATGACACCCTGACACGGGCCGGGGAGCTCACAAGGACCGGTGGGGCGGCGTACACGCACCACCTGGCGCAGTCGGTCCCGTCCGCAAGTGCTGGGGCCTACTACGCCGAGATAGTCGCGAACATGGCCACCCGGCGGCGCCTGCTCATGGCAGGCCGGACAATCCAGGATCTCGCCAGCGGCGGCGGCGACGTCGACGAGCTGGTAGAGGCGGCACGCCGCGAAGTCGACCAGACATCGCGGGCGACAGGCTCGGCCGTCCTCTCATTCGGCGAAACGATCGACGTCATGCTCGGCAGCCTCGACGACGAGATCAACCACCGGCCGACACCATGGCAGGCCCTAAACAATGTGATCGGCGGGCTCAGGCCTGGCGCGCTCTACGTCGTCGGCGCCCGGCCATCGGTCGGAAAGTCCGTCGTCGCGCTCAACCTCGCGCAAGGCCTCGCCGCTCACGGTTCCGTCGCATTCTCATCGCTCGAAATGTCGAACAACGACGTCCAGATCCGCGCCGTATCGTCCGACCTGAACCTCGACGTCTCCCGGCTCATCGAAAGGAACCTCACCCCGGGCGACTGGGGCAAGATCCGGGAACGCCGCGCCGCATGGCAGGACGTCCCGCTATTCGTCGACGACCGCTCCGGCGTCACCATCACCGACATCAAACGCTTCGCCCGATCCGTTAACCGGCGCAAACCACTAGCCGGCGTCGTCGTCGACTACCTGCAGCTCATGGCCCAACCACACGGCGACAAGCGGCCCAGACACGAGTTCGTCGCCGACATGTCCCGGCAACTCAAAATCATGGCCATGGACATGCAAATCCCGGTCATCGCACTATCGCAGCTCAACCGGGCCAGCGAGTCCAGGAACGACAAGATGCCTCAACTGTCCGACCTCCGCGAGTCCGGAGCCGTCGAACAAGACGCCGACGTCGTCATCCTCCTACACCGCGAAATCATGGGCGACACGCGCAACGACCTGTCGATGTTGGTTGCCAAGAATCGGCATGGCGCAACAGGACTGGCCGAGCTCCAATTTTGGGGCATGTATTCGAAGGCTCTCGACTGCGGCATCACCCCGCAAGCAGAAGCGAGGGCAAGAGCCGCATGACCACCACAACCACACACGAAGACCACGAAGCCCCGGCAACCGCTGGGGCTTCCGACGTTCAAGGAGCATCATGACCAAGTTCAAGCTAGGCGATCCCGTCCGCATCATCGCCACCCCTAGCCGCTATTTCGATTCGGTCGGCACCGTGACCGACGTCGACCGACACCACCCGCTGCTGCCGTACCAGGTCGCGGGACTGGCCGACCCGCCGCTCTGGTTCGGGCCCAACGAACTCATCCTCGCCGAACACCGGGCGGAGGATGCGGCATGAGCGCGTCGGAAGTGGCTGGAGTGGTGGAAGTGCAGGGAGGGTCAATCGAGGATGCCAGAGGGGCGCGCAAGGGCCGACGCTGGCGAATTGCCTGCATCAACTGGAGCCACGCAACCGCACCCAAGGCCGTCGTTTACCTCGCCACCGAAACCGCCTTCTACGACCGCTACTTCAAAACATGGGCCGAAGCGATCGCCTGGGCCGACAAAGAATTGAGGGGCCGCAAATGATCCACGCATTCATCCCCGGCACGCCAGTCCCGCAAGGATCTGTTGACGTCTACCGCGGCCACATCGTCGCCGTGAAACCCGCGCTCCGGGAATGGCGGGACAGGATCCGGGCATCGACCATGGCCCGCCACAACGGCGAACCCATGGACGGGCCGCTGAATGTCTCGCTGGTCTTCCAACTCGCGCCACCGAAAAAGCCCCGATGGTGGGCGCCGGCAGTCAAGCCCGACCTCGACAAACTCATCCGCGCCGTCAACGACTCGCTGTCCACCACGAAGAAGCAGCGCGGCGTCATCACCGACGACGCCCGCATCATCCACATCGACGCCGACAAGACCTACCACCACACGCCCGGCGTCTACATCACCATCACCCACGCAGGAGAGAACACATGAAGTACTTCTATGACACCGAGTTCCACGAAGACGGCAAGACCATCGACTTCATCAGCATCGGCATAGTCCGGGAAGACGGCAAGGAATACTACGCCGTCAACCTTGACGCCGACTGGGACCGCGTCAAGGCGCACCCGTGGCTCATGGAGAACGTCGTCTCCCAACTGCCGGACCTGTCCCGGCCGGAATGGAAGAGCAAAGCCAAGATCCGAGATGAGGTGGCCGCGTTCCTCCTGCAGGATGGCCCGCCTGAACTCTGGGCATGGTTCGCATCATACGATCACGTCGTGCTCGCCCAACTGTTCGGGACCATGATGGACCTCCCCACCGGCATCCCGATGTACACCCACGACCTCCGGTCCTACGTCGACTGGGCGCGGGTCCGCTCACTGCCCAACCAAGCAGAAGGCGTGCATGACGCACTGCAGGACGCCCGCCACCTCAAGCGCATGCACGATCACGCCACCAAAGCCCAGGGGCGGCCATGACCCTGAACGACAGCGTCCACCGGCTCACCCGCCCGCACCTGACGCAAACCCGGGACGGCTCGCTGAGGGAAATGCCCGCACTGCTCGCCGAGTTGCGGCTCGCCGTCACGCCCGGGCAAAACGGATACGGTGGCGGCGCGTCCGGTCCGCCCATACCGATCGACCCCGCCGCCCTCGACCTCATCAGGGCCATCGAGTCCGAAGCCAGGAGGGACTACGCCGAAGCGATCGGCAACGTCTGGCACGGCACACTAGAGGCGCTGCTGCAGGCCTACCCCGCCGCGTCCATCAGCGCCGAATGGGAGGCGTACCTCGCCCGCGTCACGCTCGGATGGGTAGACCAGATCACGGCCTACCTCTGGCCCGTCAAGCCACGCCGGAAGCTCACCGGGAAGACATGCCCTGCGTGCGGTCTCGCGCTCCACGGCGACGAACGCGCCGTCTGCCTGTCGCTCGGATGCTGGGACGACGACGGCAACCTCGCCAAGATCGGTGCATGGGACATCGAATGCGGATCCTGCGGCGCCGAATGGGCAGGCGATCAAGTGTCATGGCTGCTCAGGGCGCTGGACACGCCGAAAGATGATGTGGTGCATGTGGGTTAATTCGGGTAGTGTTAGTCGTGGCTGCGGAGACGTGGCTAAACTTTCGGGCCGATCCTAGCGGGTCGGCCTTTCTTGTGCCCTCAGACTGGCGCCGGCCGATCCCCCCATGAGGCCGGCGCCGAACAATGTGAGTGCCGCGCCATCAGTGGTGCCGGGCGACGTCTTACGCACCCCGGATGAATGGCTCGGTCAGCAGCCCATCGCCGCGGCACTCACGCACGGCAGTAGAAGAGGCAAGGTGCCAGGGCTGGCTGTAAACCGGTCCACGGTTGGTTCGATTCCAACTGCTGCCACGGCGGCCCATGCCGCTCCCATGAGTAAGACCGCCGGACTATTCACCCGGCAGGAGACGCCACCCAGCAATGCCGCCCGTGCAAGTCGGGCCGCCTCCACTGACAGCTCCCCACCCCGGCCAAGCACTGAGCAAGAGCGGGCAGATGCGGGAGCCGTCCACACGTAAGCAGGAGGGCGCATGGCAGGCGATGGCAGTACGTCCAGGCGATGGAAGACGAAGCTCCGCCCCACCTTCCGAGCGCAAGGTGCTAAGGCCCAAGCCCCATGCTGGCTATGCGACCAGCCCATCGACTACACCATCACCGACCAGAACGACGACGAGGTATGGGAGCCCGACCACCTCTACCCACGGTCAACCCACCCACACCTCGCCGAAGACCCCGGCAACCTCAGACACTCACACCGCGGATGCAACCGAACCCGCGGCAACAAACTGCACGTCACCGGTCTCGGCACACTAAGCCGCGACTGGCTCGCGTAGGGGTAGGGGCGTGCAAATGTTCAGATTATTTTCGCCCGGCCAGC